GCCGGTCATTGAGACGCCGATGAGCGCGTCTTTCTCGGTTGTACGACGCCAGACAGGTCTAAGGTAATGAAAGTCCGTGTAGGACGCCTGAAGCGTTCCTATGAACGATGCTGCACGAGAGCGAGCATTTAACTCGTCTTGGGTGTTTACATCTGAGACGTTTATCTCAACCAAGTTGCAGAACTGGTTTGGTCTTAAACCAATCTCACAACATGGATTGCATCCCCAATCTTTATCATTGGAAAAGTAGAATCCGGGCTCTCCTGATCGAGACTCTTCGACACGCTTCCATAGACTCATGAAAGTTGGCTTATCAATTCTATGTCGCATTACGACTACAGAGTTGTTTGCTCGTCCTCGTTGAGGGTTGAGTTCCCACCATGCCCCTGCTTTTGCCGAGAGCATATCTTCGTCATCAGCACTGAATAGAGATATAAGGGCGGCGCGGCGAATACCCCCCGCCAAAACCGCATCCGCAATATAGCAGATGATATCATGAACCTCAATAGTAGTGAGTTTGTCACCGTTTTCTTTCGCATCTAAAATTCCCTCTATTTTTACTAGACATTCTCTAAGTGGTTGTGGACCGGGTGCCTTACCACCGGATGTAACTAGTCTCGCACCTTTCGGACGGATGTCTGAAAAGTCAAAACGTAATCGGGATGTGCCTTTAAAGTAAGACATCATTAGAGCCTTCACGGAATCGGCCCAACCTTCGATAGAGTCTCCAACTAGAAACCTACGTGTTCGTTTTGATGATGGTCTATGTATCTCAGGGAGACTTTCTACGTGATGGTGTTGTACTGAATAGCCGACGCCTGTTCCTCCAAGCAGTAGGAACATGATCTCTCCGAACACTCGGGGATCATCTGCAGGTGTGTATGCGCAATTAAAGATGCGGTTTGGAGAAACCTCAATTGGCTTTCCTCCGAACTGCATTGAACGCATAGATGGTAAGACCTGCTTGTCGTAGACAAACTTATAGTTCTCACGAATTTCTTGTTCTAAACTGGGAAATTTTTTGATGTGCATTTGCATGTTTCTGGTAACTAATTCGTCCCAGTTCTCTCGGCGGTGTTCCTTTTCCATGTATCGTGCATACTTCATGTGGACGGTGATGTCCGATAAAATCTTCTTCTCTAAATCCATTACTTACTCCTGTAAATGTTTGTTTTATTTTCCTGCTTTCGCATATTTGTCTTTGAGCATTTGCAACGCATCCGACGTTGATTGCATTCTCTCTGCTGATTCGTCTCTGTCCAATATCTTGATGGTAACGTCAGACCAATCAACGAAAGCATCAAACACAAGGCCATCTGGGCCGTTCCGATTCTTCGCAACGAAAAGGCGGCCCTTGTTCGCTTGCTTGTCTTGCACAGTTCTCGATAGAGAAAAGATAAAGTCAGCAACGAAACACTTGTTAAACGCTTCAGAGATCGCTTCCATAGTGATAACTTCAGCATTGAGACCTCCTCGGTTTGTTTGAGATGCAGTCCAACAAGGGATCTCATAAGACTGAGCAAGCCCACGAAGACCTTCGTAGGTCTCCTCTAACTCATGACGCTTCTCTCCGGTTGCCCGTGGAGGTCGCAATAAGTCGGCATAGTCAACCAAGATCATATCAGGCTCAATGCCTCTCTTCCGTAATTTCTCAATGTGATTTTTGAGAGTTGAAACGGAAGCTGATTTGGTTGGATACTCTTTGATAATTAGAGTACCTTGAAGGTCTTTTACTTTATTGACGATTTCTTTTTGTCTCTCTTTGTGTTCCTGAAGTGGTACGTCAGTTATACAGCAATCAAATCGTTGACCAACTGTCGTATCTTTAAGTTCCAAAGTGTAATAAACGACAGTCTTGCCTTGCAAGAGAGCCTGTGTGGCCAAGTGAACGAGAACCATTGACTTTCCAGCACCTGTTGGAGCTACAACTACACCAAGTTCTGATTTGCCAAGGCCGCCCTTAACAATCTCATCCATTCGAGCCCATCCTGTTGAAATAGGATCTCTTGTTACAGATTCAAAACGCTTGAGTAGATCTTTACGGAAGTCATGACCAAAATTATTATCTGTACCAAGGACGAGTGCATCTTTGATAAGTTTCTCTATTTCCTCAAAGGAGGAAGACTTTAACAACGCTGCTGATTTCATCATTGCTTGCTTTAAGACTTGTTTACGACAGAAATCAATAGATTTGTCCTTGATGAAATCAAGTTCTTCTACTCCGTCAGATGTATGAATACGAGCGTAGAACTCTCTCACATCTTTTTGCGTAGCTTTATCATGGTGATTTAATTCTGTTCGCAACAAAGTCATCATCACTTCGTTATTTGGATGAGTATTATATTTGTTGCGATAGTTAATCAATGTTTGTGCGAAAATTTGCAAATACTTCTTTTCAAAGAAGGTGATATCTAAAACTTCCGTAATTTGATCGAAAAATGGTCGATCCTCCAACATGAGTTGGCATAAGTTTTCTTGAAAGTTTTTTCCGAAACGCATAAAGGTTTCGCTCTTGTTAAATTCGTTCATTTGTCCTCCCAGACTTTTATCGGTTATATAATTATAACCTATAACGGTTCACTTGTCAAGTTTTTTCACTTATTTATTCTTCGAAACACCAACTGCAAGTCTGTGAAGTTGAGATGGCCGGCATCATCAACAAAGAGCATTTGTGTGAACTTTATTTTATTGAATGTTGGTTCGAAGTCATTGATTGCTTTTTTGATGATCTCTCGATTCATCGGCCTGATGTTTGGGAATTGTAATTGCATGATCGCATAGTTGTCTTTGATTAACTGCTCATCCTTTTGAATGTTCTCGTGGATCTTAAGCTTTTTTCCGACCATCACACAGTCCTTTACAATATCTCCGACTTCATATTCGTCCTCTCTGATGAGATAGGGGAACCGCTTCGCAATAGTCTTAAGACCTGCTCCTTTGATCCCCGGTAAATTGTCCGACGAATCGCCAGCGATGGCTCGTGCTAATGCGAAGTTCTTTGGGTGAATCTTGAATTGTTCTACGACAGTTTGTTCAGTTACAATTTTTTTCTGAATTGGTCGGTAAATTTGAACATCATCTCGACATAATTGAAAAAAGTCTTTGTCACTTGATATGATTGTCTTTTTCCAACCGGCATACTTTGGATGATTAATTACTAACGCAATAATATCATCCGCTTCCGTAAAGTCTGCAACAAGTTGGATCACAGGCATTTCATTTAGATATTCCATAAGTCTAATTTGCTGATATCCTTTATTGGCCTCTTCTTTGTCTTCAGGTATATCTATCATTCTTCGGTTGAATCTCACCGGTTTTCTTCCGCCTTTGTAGTTCTTGTTCATCGAACGTCGTCTCTGAGAGCCTTCATGGCCATCCCAGGCTATTATAACCTCATCAGCAGTAAAGTCCCTAGCTACCTTCTGAAGGCTCTTTAGGAAGCCTATGGTGCCCCCGATGGGCATACCATTTTTGTCCAGCTGTGGGCTTATTACATAGCTACGCAAAAACATGTTCAGCGCATCGATTATTATTACATTTTTCATTTGTCCTCCAGACTTTTTATGAAATCAATATCTATTCCCATGGTGTCGAACCACCACTCGTTGGACTTGTCTTTAAACTTGGGTTTGTCCTTGTTTCTATTGTAGTTTTCTACAACCTTGTCTTGTCTCTTCTTCTCCTTAAGGTAGTGTTCATTATCCCAATCTGAACCCAATCTGTAGAGTTCCCTGAGAAGCTTGCGAAACACATAACCTTGCTCCTTGTTGCTTGGGTAATAACCAGAGTAAAGAAGCTTCTCGCATGCTTGGATTAGGATCTCTTCCCTTGTTTCTTCGTTATCTCCATTGACGAACATGTTAAGTCTTTGAAGACCAAATCCGACGTCAATGCACGTTCCAAGTGGGTTTACGATGTTTCCAATCTCGACGTCATCCTTGAAGAACTCTGTGCAGTATCCACCGATTTGTCCATCGGTCCACTTGCACTCTTCATCTGGTCTGACTTCTACATCATAGTTTTCGTAAAGGCTTTTCCAATCCTCCATCTTATCCGGATGGATGGTAACGTAATCTACTTTGATCCCTAGGGTGTCTTCGACGAACTCCATCCAAAAGTCAACTGACTGCTGAACCGTAAGAGTCCTGAAAGAGAATAACCCTATCATATCAAAATAAAGATAGTGTGTTCCATCACCTATCTCCTCAAGGTCATTGAGTCTTATGCATGACTGCACGTTTGCTAGTGTTCCCGTCTCTTCCGACTTAAACCTCTCTTTGAATTGCTGCATTCCTGCAGGGCAAAACAATGTTGTATTGTCGTAAGGCCGGACATTGTCGTCCAATTGGAATTGAACTCCTTTGCTAGCACAAAAATTTCTATATAAATCAATTATATCTATCATAATATGTCCTCCGTATGATAATGTAACATGTCTAAGGCGACGTGTCAAGTAAAAAGGGTAAAAAAAAACCCCAACTCCGAAGAGAAGGGGCTTATGAGTAACTTCGGGATCTAACCTTCTTCGTCCTCACCTTCAAGTCCAAAGTTCTTGCCTTCAGACTCAAATTTTCTTATGATTTCCTCATCCATGATGTCAAGCACAACAGAACGAAACTCTGGTTCTTGCAACTTGTTGATCCATTGCGACTTCTGGAATTTGAATTCCTTTCCATTCGCGTCATAAATCTTGTTCCAAGCTCCCGGCTTAAAGCGATCAGAACCTGAGACCCTTAGTGCTTCCAACCACGATTCTTCATCTTGAATTCCGACCGTATTTCCCCACAAGATCTTAAAGCCACATGTGCGCCCCTCAGATCCGAAGCGAGACTTCTCAACCTTAACTTTTACCTCAGAGCCAATGCGAACACCGGTTCCATTAGTTACATAAGAAGCCTTCGCTTTTCGCTTTGTTAACCAAATGCGTAGCGAACAGAAATAACCGATTGCCTTACCGCCTGGAGCAATGTAGGGCGTGGTCATTGCCTCAGCAATGTTTGAAGTTATGTTGGTCTTAAGCTGATTAATCAACAACATTGTGCATTGGTGATCTGCTAACGGAATAATCAATTTAGGAAATGCTTTCGCAAAAATCCTTGGTTTCACGGCCATTGTTGACTGGGGATTAAAATCACTTTCCAACTCTTTCTCGGAAGAGGTAGCTGCGATTGAGTCCCAAATAAACAAAAATTTTGTCTCCGAATACTCCGTCATCAGGTCTTCAATTGTCTCAAGAACTTTCTCGACGGAAACTCCCTGAACATACATGAAGAGGTTTTCAATATCAACGCCAGAACTCAATAGGAATGCCGGGTCAATAGCAGACTCCGCATCAAAGTAAATGACAAAATGGCCTTTCTTTTGTGCTTGCGCAGCAATTTGACAAGCCATGTAAGATTTGCCTGCTGATGATAAGCCGGCGATCTCAGTGGCTTTCCCAACGGGAATTCCAGCCATCTTACCTCGACAGATAATAGAGTCCAACCAGCGTGAACCAGTTGGAATCCATTCTGTGACAGCAGTAGGATTGTCTTCACTAAGGTTGTGTGCTATGTTCAGTCCAACTTTTTTATTGATGAACTTCTTCATAGAACTAATGTCAATCTTACCTGCTTTGGTCATTACTCTTCACCTTCTTCAGAGCCTTCTTCGGTCTCCTCAGTCTCTTCTTCAGTTTCCTCTTCGGAACCTTCGGATGCCGTGTCTTCTACTTCTTCAGCAGTTTCTTCGGTTGTCTCTTCAGCATCTACTGCTGTATCTTGTTCTTCTTCTTTGTCGCCACAGGCCAAGAACATTGTTATTAATAAACTAATCATTTGTTACTCCTTCGTTTGTATTAGTAGTTTTGGTTGAAGTCGAAGTGACTTCTGTTTTAGGTTGCTCAAGTGTGATAGCATTAACATCTTTAGCAACTTCGACTGTAACGTCTGCAGTTTTTTCATTAGTTGTCTCCTTCGTTTCTATTGTAGCAACTTCGGCTGCTGTAGTTGTGGAGTCTACATTGTTTGTGACTTCCTTCTCTCCGCAAGCAAAGAGCATTGTTAGTAGTAACATCATGTTACCTCCTTTAGTTTTATATCTAATTTTATATTTATTTCTAATTTTGGCATACCAACTTTGTCGGCTAATCCAAGGTCAATCGCTTCTTTAGATTCAATGAACCAGTCGGCACGACCTTTCTCGTTTAACTGTTTGTTAAACCATTTCTCTGACTTGTTTGAGTTTGCTGATAGGATTTTGTAAATCTTCTCATTCAAACGCTTCACCTCTTCTGCACTTGCTTGAATCTCCGAGTTCTTACCCCATGAGGCGGAACTTACATCGTGGATCATCAATGTTGCGTCTTCTGTTATGTATCGATATCCTTCGGTTCCACAAGAGAACAGAATGACTCCACAACTCATAGCCTTTCCTTCGACTATGGTTGCTACCGGTAATTCAGAGTTCTTGATGGATGCGATCATACTCATGAGAGAGTAGACTTGACCTCCATAAGAATCAATGATTACTGGAATAACAGATTGACCCGTATTGTGTGCCGAAGCCATCTTCTCTGCGAACTCCTTCGCTGATTTTTCATCAAACTTGTTAACTCTGATGATGACCGGGCTGCTTCTTAATTCAACAGATTTTATATTACTGTCAATATTTCTTTTCCATAACATGTTGTCTCCTTTAAATAAAAAAGGCACCTGTAAACCCGTGCCTTCCTGCGGTTTATCGAAAAAGCCTAAGCCGCTTCTTCTTCTGAATTTTCCACTGCTAGTAGTGATTTCTCAAGTTCCAATATGAACTTAAAATCCTCACTAGAAATCAGTCGATCAATTAGCAATGCTCTTCTGGAATTTCTACTGCTCATTCCCTTTATATTGCTTTGGTTAAAGAAGTAATATCCTGACTTCGATGGTTCAGAGTCGCCATTTTTATTTGCTTTTTCCAAATCTTTAAGATATTGAACGCTAGATTCACTAGAGAGTTGAGAGTCCACATTCTTGAATGCATTAATCAAAGATTCATAATCAGAAATTACTATTTGATTGTCAACCATGTATTCAGCAACCATCAACAAGCCCCAAAAAGATTTTTGGGTGACTGACTTAGTCGAACTAGTTTTTGAATGCTTAACCAAGTTTGAAGTTAGACTTAATATGTTACTAAATCTGGTTCGAAAGTAAGGAGAATATTGTACTATGCCTTTATTTTCCTTTCCTTTTCCCAAATTGTAGAATTCATCCAACTTGGAGTCTCTAGCGTCTGTTTGATGCTCCTGCAGTGTTGCGATATATGCGATAGCTACCCATTCTGTGTCTTGTGATCTCTGTATGTTAGTTTTCTTAAAACCAGCAATCTTTGGCCACATTTCTGCGATATCAGGTCGTTCCGACATTTTTCTGAAGTATTCAGATATTGGAGTATTTATCGCATTTCTCTTTTCTTGAGGATTCAGTGCATCTCCTGAGTTAATATTAACAAAGATGTCATGAAGACTTGAATATGAACACTTGTGCATAATGGAAATAGAAATAGCAGTATCTCTAAGTGCATCTTGCAACCTTAACGGAAGCCCACTATAGTATTTGTTATTAATTCCAACTTCGGCTCCATCTGCATCAATGAAGGTGCCGATCAAAGTTAATTCATCATCAAAGAGTCTTCGCCACCCTTCAACTCGGTTTTGTCCATCGAGAGACACATAGTCCTTTCTAAGGCCTTGTACGAATTGATATTTCTGCTCAGAGACTAAGTCACCAGAATCTTCTGAAGCGATAAGTCCTGTTTCAACACTAGCCACAACAACTGGATATGGTGTTCGACCTCTATTCGCAGACAATATGTATTGTCGACATGTGTGGTCTGACCAGCACGATCTTCGTTGGAAGGCTCGGTCGATGTGGATTTTGTGTGCTTCATTTTGAATGAAGTCTTTTGCTTTAAAATTTTGCATTTCTGCTCCTATAATTTAATATTAAATGTTATTATCATTCATGTATTATTGTTTTTAATAACGCATAAATAAAATTTATTGATCTTAGCCGGCATTACCCGTTCCCATCGCACACCACGAGGAGGTTGATCTTGTGCGACATAAAGCCGTTCCTTTGATCACGGGGGAACGGCAAAACCCTAACAACACAGGAGGATATATCAGTCTTCACTCATGAAAGCGGCGAATGCTTTATCCACGTCTGCTCCTGTTTTCTTTTTATATTGTTGAGTCTCATTGGAAGAGGACTCTGCTGAACCGTCGGAGGACAGGTAACCATCCAGCAGAGTTTGCACTTCTTCCGGAGTCTTGACATCAAACAAGTTGTCGATATCAGGAACGGAATCCAACAATTGTTGACAGTCTGCGATGCTGTCGTCACATAAGATAGATGGACGTCGGCGGGGTTGCAAGACTGTCTTTGGAAAAGAACCAGGTGTTCCGGGAATTGAATAAGTTAACTTAATATCAGTTCCTGTTTGAGAGTCAGTGATGTCTCCGTAGTCAGGATCCAATACATAGCCCAAAAGGGTTTCATAAGCGGTCTTACCATAAGCCCAGATTTTTACACCGTCGGCTTCGTTTCCACGAACAAGAACAGGTGAATAATATCGCTTTCGAGCGAACATTTTCTTAGCTTCGTTTTTGAGGTTCTGGTCATCACTTTGAACGCCATCCCTCCAAAGCTTTGATGCGAAATCACAAATGGCACATTCGCCACCGTCGTTTCGCTTGTTGCAGTAAATTCCAGGGTTCTTCCCTACATTGTAGTGAAAGTGGAACTCACGGAACGGATCGCCATCCGCTGTTGGTAGAATACGAATCATTTGGTCACCAGCACTTGGTTTCCACATTGTACTCTTGCGTCCGGAGGATTTTCCACCGTTTTTTGATTGATCGAGCTTAGCTCGCATTGCATTTAGATCTATAGCCATAATATACTCCTATATGGTTTGTTTATTTTATTGTGTTTTATCACTAAGGTAGGCAGGGTTTCAACCATACCCCCATTTGTAATTCGTTTTTGTTATACTATAATATAACATGTTTTGACTTGCTTGTCAAGTAAAAAGTTAAAGTTTTTTTCATAATCTCAAAAAAGTGTCGAAAAAAGTTTTTGAGATTTCTAGTTTTATAAAATTTATGCTCGAGTAGGGATTTGAACCCCACAATTCTAACGTTATAGAGTGCCTGCCCACGTTAGTTATCTGCAACCGTACAGTCGAGCTAATAAGGTGAAGAAAGAGGAGGTGGTTTGATTTCGCTCTCGATAATTTGAGGATCCTCATACGAAACCAACAAAGTTATTATAAAAATAAGCACATAACCTCCTGTTTCAAATCTCACAAATTCATCTTCCAAGGTTATCTTATGGGAGATTACTAGTCGTAAGAAAGTGGTACACTCGGCAGGATTCGAACCTGCGACCCTCTGCTTAGAAGGCAGATATTCTATCCAGCTGAACTACGAGTGCTAAAAAAGCGGTCTTTTGAAAGGAGACCGCAAAACCTTTTATCAGCCTTGGAGGTTCGATAAAAAAAGGCGGTCTTTAAGGTAGACCGCAAACCTTACCGAAGGAGTTTGGTAAAAACAGGCCGCCTTTTGGTAGGTAGCGGCAAACCTTAACCAACGGAGTATTAAAACAATCTAATGCTTACATCGCGAGATGAACTCGAGATAGTTCCAACTTGAGTGTTGGAGTTGAATGTGCGGTATTGTTGACGATCAATGTCCCACACGGTTTCATAGCCGGCTTTTAAGTTTCGTTCACGCAAGGTCATCGGGAATACACCATCTGGTGCTTCTGAAATGCGAACAAAGTTCATTGTTCGTTCAAATCCGGTTTGCGTTACGAAAGTGCCGGTGTATACGGTCATAGTGTTTGTGTTATTTGTGTTTGTCATAATTCCTCCTAGAATATTGTTTGACTATTATAATATAACATAGTTTTGATACCTTGTCAAGTATTTTTTTAAAGTTTTTTTACTCTCTCTCATCAATCCATCGCCAAAATAAAGTAAAGCCGAAGATAAATAGAGAGGCCATTATTACTAATTCCATTTTGTTTTCCTTATTTGTTATACTTATAATATAACATGTTTAAGATGCCTTGTCAAGTAAAAAGGCAAACTTTTTTTATAAAAGATTCATTTTCCCTAATTGAGTCCATCTTTACGGTGAACCAATCATCGTTTGTCTCGCCACCGTCTCTGACTCTCTCTGCCCACTCTATTTGAGTTGCGATGTATTGCCGTAATTCTTCCTCAGTATCAAACAAGTAGCTTGAATAATCCATTCCATCCCTAATCGCTTTCTCATATTGGGGAAAGAGCTTGATCGCTGTCTGATAAACGCTTCTATAATGTCTTGCGTCTTGCAGGTGCGTCTCTTTACTAAATGAGACGTAAACCCTAGGTGAACCAAACTTTTCTTTTGTTTGTAGTACCGATATGTTTGACAAGGGCATAATTTCTGTTGTGTAAGGTCTATGTCTCGGACCTATCAGTGCATAGCCAATCCAGTTGGCGATGGTTCCTATTGTTCGAAAGTAGTCCTTGTGCTCTTCGCTTTGGCTACCCCACATGTTGTAGTAAATTTGGTCAGTCATTAATCCTCCAATGATCTTTGTTCCAAGTGATTCTGTTTATGTGAATTGAGATTAAATCCCCAGTCACAAACTTTATTTGGACATCTACTCTTCTAATTCTGTGTATCTGTCCAAATAAATTTCTATTTGGACAATAAACAATGTCCATTACTTTAATTTTCATTCTTCCGTATTTCCTCAAGTGTTTTGTTGAGCCGCAAAATGAGATTGCTCATTTCAAATATCTTATTCACAACATAATTTAATTCCTCTATCGGAGTTGCGGTATCGATTGCTAACCGATAAAGTATTTCAGCTTCAGATTGTAATAGTTTTTTCAACTGTTTTTTTATTTCTTGTTTCTGGTTCATAATAATCTCCGATAGAATCTAAATATTTGTCGCAAGATGCAACTCTTGCTTCATTAATAATTATGATTTAAATATCCCAAGATGTCGAATTTCCGCAGAATGTACGTATGTTAACGTTAAACCTCTTGAATGAAGTGAGTGTAGTGTTTGGCGTACAAATGACTTTCCTCAGATGAGCGCCAGATGGCGAATGAAGTTTCCCGGTTTCGTGCATTGTTCTCTCTAACGATTTGTTGGCATTTCGGTATGACTGTCTCATCTGCGTTTAAATCTTCTTCTTCTATATTAATATAATAACATGTTTCAGTAATGTTGTCAAGTGAATAAAGTAACTTTTCATCTTCTGCATCAAAAGAACCAAATGATATTGTAGAGATTCTCGATATTTCTTTTTTAGAATGAAGCCTATTAAAGTCTGCAGCCGTGTGTGAACAATACATGAGGTTTTGAAGAGTTGAATAGATAAAATAATTTACTTTTTCATAATAGTCCGTAACGGTTCCTGCACCAGCAATGCTCAATAGAGTCTTGTTGTCCAATATTAACATTTCTTCAATCATCCCTGATCGGACATATTCTTGAAGTACATTGAAATGAACCCTGTGTCTTAACTTTTCTTTCTTCGAACAGAACTCAACGTCAGGCACCAAATAACATACGGTTGTTTTAAAGCCCTTCAGTGCCTCTAGGACACGTAGTGATGCACCAGCAACCTTACCGGACCCACAAACAAACAGGATGGCTTCATCGTGAGATTTGAGGCCTCTCTGTTTAAATCTGATTGTGGCTTCATCGTATTCTTCCACGGTACTCTTCTTTTCAATACCGTCATCTTCGTCAAGAATTATTATTTTATAATTCTTGGTATGTGGCTTGAAGAGTTTGGCTATATTTTTTCCAGCCTCTCCTAATCCTACTAAAATCATTTCATTCTCCTATTTGTTGTGCGTATAATATTGGTATTGTAACTATCTTTTCTGAGGCAAAGACAAAAACTCTTACTGATGGTAGGCTAATCTCATTTGGGTATGAAAAGACCTCTAAAACCATCGCAACATCACCATTCTTGTATCCGAAAAGCGAACGTTCATCCCATGGACTACTAAAAATTGTTATGAGATCACCTTCTTTCATCTAATTCGCTCAACAGTTTCATAAAACTCTTCAGAACAGGATGTGTCTTACTATTATGGAGGAAAAATACTTCATAAATTGGGTCTCGAGAATCTATTGTGCCGATCCTTACATTTCTCACCAATCCTATGTGGCCCGTAGTATATGTTGACCATGACCAATGAGGCAACGACTCAACTATAATTACTAGATCCCCTTTCTCCATTGAATACCTCAAGTTCCGTGTCCCACATTGGAACTTCTACCCCGTCACTCATAAATACCCAATATAACCTAAATAGTTGTCCGACTTCTTCTATTTTAGTCACAATTCCAATCTCACCGTTCCTATATCCTGTTGTTTGACAATCAGAAAGGACAACCAAATCACCAACTACCATGAAAACTCTTTTAGTTTCCCCAAACTCTTACCCATTGAGCAGTTAACCTTGAACTTGCCCAAGCGGGTGTTCCCAAATATTTCCTTTAATTCAGGGATGAGTCGTTTGTCGTCGGCATGAAGATCAATGATAACGCTATCGTGAACAATCGCAGTAACATGGGATCTTGTTGCCCTAAGGAAACCAGAAATTTTGATAAATCGTTCGAGTGTGTTATCAGAGGAACTTGATTGTAAAAGGTAATTGAGTGCTTTACTAGGGGTAGTTGCAATTGTTCTCCCGAATGGAGTGCTGACCATTTCACTTTCGGCGTCATAATATCTTTCCAAGAGTATTTCTCTATCGTAGTAATCTGATTCAATGGCTGTAGATTCTGGGTTGTAGAGCCAAGCGAATATTTTTGTTTTTGCTTCGTCTCGGCTAAGATCTTTTCGAAAAACGTTTTTGATGTTCCATTCATGAATATCCTCCTCTGGTTGTTCATGTTCTAACAATGCAAGCATTGTTCTAATCTCGGAAGCGTTGAAATCAAGTTCCAAGAACACATCATTGGTTGGATAGACGTGGTTTTTGAGTTCTGTCTTAAGATTTAATATTGGAAAAGAATCTTTCTTAGTTGTTAGTCGACCAGTAATTGTTCCAAACAAGTTGTAATCAATGTATGGGGTTGTTTCGCCAAATTGACTGTAAAGATGCTTTGCCTTTAAATCATCTGCAGATATACAATATAGAGCGAATGAATTAAGGTTGATTGGGTGTCGTTTCAATTCCTTTATGGCCGCTTGGGCGTTTTTTAATAAAGTGTAGTGTTCAGGTCTCTCGTAGTTATCAAAAATCCACTTGGTGATTTCATTCTTGGTGTCGAAGTAGTGAATCAAATGCTTCTGAGGTACGACATCGTAAAAGCAGACATCGTCAAGATCAATCTTCGATGTAATAAAACTCTTGAAGTGAGACTTCATCAATTTACTAACAGAACTCCACCGTTCCCTTAAGAATTCTGGACATACAGAATCGAGTGATTTGCCCTCAACAAGCAAACTAGCGTAATCGACATCCATACCGAATAGGTGGTCTGAATATGACCACGTTTTTGATATTCCTTCTGGAATTCTTTGCCAAATGAACTGACCGTCTAGGTAAGTTCCAGCACAATCTAATTTATTGTCTAAAAGTTGAAAAAACATCTGCAGGGTCCTCCGAAATGTGTTATAATAAGTGTGACGGTACTAATAGAATAACATATCTCAACAGGCTTGTCAAGTTATTTGTGAAACTTTTTTTTGTAATAGGTCAGCGACCCTTCCTTGGTGTTGTACCTGTCTCTGAATTGAGATTCAATGAATTGCATTGCTTGTTCTGGTGTTATCGCAAACAATCTTATGGAGGTGTTGTGGATAGATCTCATTTCGGAATCAGAAAACGGAAAAAGTTCTTCCATATTTCTTATTTTAATATATAATAATAATAATATAATATAATCTATACTATTAATATTGTTTCTTTTAGATATATTAGATTTAGTTTTATTATTACATACATATACTTCCTTTAAATTCGGTCTTAGATAAACAAATGAATTGTAAGTATCAAGTAGGTATTGTGATAATAAGTCAAAGTCAAAATTGTTTGTTTTATAGTATTGCTTTTCGAATACTGAAGCAACAGTTAACAATGTATATCTTTCTCGAAACTTTGTTGTAGTTGGATGAGCTAAGTCAGACACCAGCACGCTGGGATTTTGGAGATTGACGGAAAATCCAAACTGTTTGGCCATATTCATAAAGAATGCATAGTTCGGTGAGTTTAGAATCGCACTTTCTTTATTAGCATCATTTGCGAAACCAACAGGAGCTAACTGTAAAGCTAGACCTGTGTTGAAGGCGGAGCTTTGTTTGGACTTCATGAAGCCTGAGAGAGTTATCTTTGAACCAATATCTTCAGTGAGAACATGTGCTTCGAAAAATTTCAAGAAAGTTTCGAATGAATCGATCTTCCTATCAATAGGGATCATTTTTTTCACGAGAAAATCATCCATGAATGAGGCCATGAAATCGGAATATCCTTTTATCGGGCTTTCCCAACCACGAATAACAGTCAATTTTGATAGGTTAGGATCTTCATTGTTTATTAGACTTAGGTTTAAAGCGTTCTCATAGCGTATATACATCTCTTTGAATTGGTCACCAACAAAGTTCATGATTTGAAAGTCTTGATTGTGAAAGGTTCTTAAGAAAGACTCGTTCGCGATGACTGGATCAAGTTGCCTATTGACTCTTCCATAGAATGACTTCTCGGCAAAATTAAAATCCACAACTTGAATCTCACTTGGGGAGAATGCATTGAGTTTGTAATTTGCTCTGTCAAAAGCTGTTTTGAGTGCTTTCGAATTATTGTTTCCTTTAAAGTTGCTCATGATATAAGTATTACGCCGTTGGATATTCTGTAGCTCTTACTTCGGAACCATCAGTATTTTTGTATACATATTCTATCTCCCCGTTATTATAAGCGACTATCTCTAGAGGGATGTTTTTTCCACCGATATTTGTAAATGTGTTAGAACGACTTGTAACAACTCTCGTATCTCCATCTACAGCAGAACCTTGAAGGTTCGCTTGTTGATCAGTAGTTAGACTTACAACGCTGCTTGACGTAGCCGCAGCAGTTTGTGCACTTGGTGCTGGTGTAGATGTTTGTGCTTCTATTTCTTCTTGTGGAATGACCTGAACAAATGGTGCACCGCCCATAACTTCTTGTAAATCAACAATTGCTTTCTCACAGAATCTAGCATCTGCGGCGTTTTTGTTCGCGTCAGCATCGATACCAAATGTTTCAATGAGCAATTCATCACTTCTTTTCGGCACAGAATTGGACGGAGCAACAGAGTTGTTCTCTTTATCTCCAGAATAATAATGTTGAGCCTTAACGCTTGTTGTAAATGAACTAGGAGTAAGTGTTGTGGATACGCCGGTGATTGTGTGATACCCACCTATACCTAGAACGTTAGCAAGAGACCTTTTTTTCTCAAGCCCGCCGGTTCTAGGGTGTCCCAGTGCAGTCCCTCCAAAACCATATGGATTTAACCATAGATCCATTCCCGGATAGAATAGTGTATTTCCAAACATCTCAATGGACACGCTATAAACTGAAGATAATTGTAATAAACCGTCAACACCATTGCGCATAAATCTAGCTTCGCGAACATATTGTAAATCTGTTTTTGAAAATTGAACTGTCTTTACCAGTCCCCTGTTTGATCCAATCTCAATATGAAATATCCCACTACCAATGTCTAGTGCATAATCCCCGACTCCCTTGTGGC